GGGATGTTAATATCACCATCACTAGTGATAAACGCCTGCATCTTCTCTGCATGTTCGTAGGCTTTGTATAGCCACATAAGTTGAACGTCCATGTGGTAGCGGAGGGCTTCATGGAAAATAGCGTGCATCCACTCTCGAGACTGGTATTCCCAGCCCTGTACGTCGTCTGAAACTAAGAGTCCGTGGGTGTCCTTGTAGAGCTTGCGGTAAAAGGAAAGAAAACGTTTAAGGCCGTCATCGGTGTTGAAATCTAAGCCTACCTTGTGAGCTGCGACGTCCCACATACGCACAATGGAATCAAGATAGTCACCGAACAGGATACGTCCGATGACATTCATGATGATGGATGTGCCGTAGATGAGACGAGCCTTCTTCTCCATTTTCGTGGGCTCGCTTTTGACGAAGACATGGGCAGGCATAGCATAACCACTGTTAATGGCTGTGATAGTGTCCGTGGGCTTGTCAACGGTGCGCCACATACTTAGGAGCTTGTTGGTTTCGCGGTAAAGGTCGACTAGGTCAAGCTGCGCGTTCGTCGAGACGTGCATGTATGGGTAGCCAGGGGTCGACTTGGGGTCAACTCTGGCAAAAGCACGCATGAAAACCTCGACGCGTAGGCGGCCGTCGGCTAGGAAGATTTCGTGGGGTTGGATAGGCCTTTGGCGAGGCAGAGCCTTGAAAAGCGTGTTCATTGCTGTTTTGTAGGCTTCGACTGCTTCTGGGGCAGGTGCTTTTTCAGCTCCTGTTCCTTCGCAGCAAGTAGCAAACACACGGCTAAAATAATACACGAGTCGGTCGTGCTCGACATCAGCGCCGCGAGGTGGGTCATGTAGGGTTCTGAGCTTGGTGATGCATCCATGGTCGGCTGAGTTGAGGCAGTTTCGCAAGTCGGCGAAGCCTGGGGCGTCAAGGAAACGTTTGACGGTTTCGTTGACTCTGGCTGGCTTACTGGGCTTTGCTTTGCCTCCACGCATGGCGTATCGCTTGATTCCCGCAACACAATCTTTTTGGGCGCCGACGAGGTTGCCGTCGGGGTGGATACTTGCTTGTGCGCCTCCTCCCTGGCGCTCCTCAAGTTTTTCGCAACGGGCACGGGGACAACGGTAGCGGAGGGCTTGCTGCTCTCCTCCACGTCAGCCCAAGAGGAACCAGGCTTGTACATCAGGCCGAAGTCGGGGTGGTTAATGGTGTTAGCATTACCATACTCCGTTTGGCGAGGGTATTCGTCCTTGGTGCTGGTGCGCTTGTTGCGGAACCCTTGATCATCCACGTCTTCACCGCGCGAACGCATTTGTTGATACTCCAAAATATCACGAGCGCGATCAGTATGGTGGCCAGTCACGACAGACTCCTTGATGATGCCTAAGTCAACGGCATGTACAACGTAAGTCTTGCGCTGGGCAACAGCCATAATGTCCTTGCGCACGATGTCGACGGGAATTTCATGAACGTTTTGGGCCTTGCTAGTGTTTCCACCGAGGTGCACAGCCACAACCTTGCCTGACTGAAGCACGGGAAGACCGGAGTCTCCTGAGCTGGTGTTGGAAAAGGTGTAGATAAGCATGGGCAACTCGGCATCATACTGCGTGGTGCAGCTTTGCATAAGGTACTTGTCTTGTGCTTGAACATAGGAATAAACTTGCACAGGAGTGCCATCATTCACAAATGAAAATTTGAGACTACGTAAACCCAGCATGGCTGCGATCCCAGGACGTGTGAGTTCAACGATATCAGCTCCGATGCGCTCGCCCAACTCCACTGGGAAGAGGCTCGTGTGCTTATTCGTCTTGAGGTAAATCTTCTCCAAGGTGGAAACGACGTGGTACGCTGTATAGACCTTATTATCGGCAACAAAAGCATGTCCACAGAAGTTGACAACGTCGCTGCCCTGGAAGCTTCCGACAACCTGCACGACGCCATGCACTGACTCGGTTTCAAGCATGACATCGGAACGGGCATAGGCTGATTCCTGCTGGTCAACGACGTCGACGACCTTGCGGAACGTCGGCACGACCACCTTGC